TAAATGGATTTTTACCATGAAATTTAGAATTAAATTGAGGATGAATGATACCTTTTTCTTGTATGCTATTATAGTCTACTTTTGAGTCTGATTCAAATCCACCTGTTACAAATCCCCACTTACCTTCTTTCATATAAGCATCTACAATTCCTTTCTCACCTATTTTGTAAAATAAGGCTTCTTGGTTTAATCCAAATCTATCAAAAAGATTTTTAGCAATATATTTTTTAGGGTCTTTTGATACATACCCAAGTTCGCCCTTTGTATCTGCTCTACTTTCTTTTGATGTAATCCCTGCCAACATATTATCAACAAGGCTATTTCTTGCAACAAAATTATTCCCAATATCTGTTAGCAAATTTTTAATCATATCAGCAATAACATCAGGATTTCCTAAATCAGATTTACTGTATTTATTAACAAACGCATCGTATTCTTTTTCTCCAAATGCATCTTTAACTGCAACAATATCTTTTCCAAAAAATTCATTTTTAAATTCTGATGATTTTAAAATACTTTTAGGCAATTTAGATATTGCATCTAATGTATATTCTAATGAATAAGCATTCCCAAGCATACTTTCAGGTTTTTGAGATGTAGTCAATATTAAACCGCTACCATCCCTTTCAGGAAATAATGATTTCATTAACCCTTGAACTTGCTTTGGTTTACCTAAATTAGTTGATGCAAACCCTATTTCATTTTTTACATTTGGCTCTAATGCTGTATAATTCAATCCACCATACATGAAAATTTCTTTTCCTGATTCCAATGTTAATTTTCCAACTTTTGTTGGGTCTGAATTTATTGCTACTGCTTTATTATTAAATTCTTTTGCTTTTTCTTCAAGAGAAACTACAGGTAGTTTTACTAAATTTACTTCTTTAAATTTATCCTCTTTTTCTTCATTTTTTGATAACTGTAATGGATTTGTATCCCCTACTTTTGCTTTAGATATATCAGATGCAGTTAATTTACCACCTCCTATAGCATCTCCTGACTCACCTCTATTATCTATTTGGATAAAATTTTTCTGCATTACTTTTATCTCTTCTCCTTTATTAAATTTCTCAGAAACTAATTCTGCTAATTTTTTAAGGTCAGTAATAGTATTTATATCTTTTCCTAATTCAAATCCTAACTTATTTACAGCATTTACAAAAAAGTCTTTTACTTTTTGAAAATTTGTTTTATCTATTTTAATTGTTCCATCTGCTACTTTTGCTATAAAATCAGTAATTGCTTCTTTTTTTATAGTTGTTGCATCTGAACCTTCATAAAGTTTGTTTGCGTTATCTATGACTTCTTTACCACCTTTTAAACCTTCTAATTGACTATGTAGGTTGTCAATTATATCAGGTCTATTTTTAGCCATATAATCTAAAACAGGATGAAACCCTTCATGAAGCATAGTATCTGTAGTAACTCTTTCCATGTTTAGATGGATAGTTCCATCAGCATCTAAATAAAATCCTTTTGTAGTAGAATCTTGTTTTGTTCCACCTGCATCTATTACTGCTTTTTCATAACTAGATGGTGTTTCGTGTATGTTTACTTCTAATGGGTTTCCTGTAGTTTTTTCTACTAATTTAGAAACAGCTTTAACTACATTTTTAACATCTTTAACTACTTTCTTTTGTGTGTCATTTAATCCTTCTTCTGTTATTGTATCTATATTTTTAGAAGTATATTTTTTAGCAGGTTTTGTTTCACCTTTAGGTTCTTCTATTATTCCTAAATGAGTTAATAAATCATCATGTACTGTATCTGCTGTTGTTTTTTCTTCTTTTGGTTTTAATTGTTCTTTAGCACCTTCTAATTGTGGGTATGTACCCGTAAGTTGTTTTAATTGGCTTTTCTTTTCTGATTCAGGTAATAAATCTAAAAATGGTTTCAATAGCCCAATAGCTTCATTTATTTGCATTGATGCTTCTTTTGGGTATTCGCTTAATCTAGCTTCTGCCGATTTTATAACTTGTAATAGGCTTTTTACAGTTTCTATTACTTGCTCATTATCATTATCCTTTACTTTTTTAGTTTTATTTTTAGCTACTGCATTTACTTGTTCTTTAGGTGTTTCTGATTTAGGTTTTGATATTGGCTCTAGTGCATCTTTATTTACTACAAAGGCATCTACTCCGTCTATTGTATTTCCAATTACAATATCAACTCCTGCTTTTTTTAATTTTTCTTGGGCAGATTTATTATCCCAAAGCCTTGTTGTGATATCAGATGGATTTTCTCCTGTAGCCCATTCAGAACCTTTTTTTCTTTCCTTTTCTCCGATTATCCTATAAAATTCATCAATATCTTTTGCATTGTCAGAATAGTTTTCACTATCGCCACTTACTAATTTTAATATTTTTGCATCTTTTTTAATTGTAGAAGATGTCGTTTTACCCTCATCGCCTGCATATCCTTCTGCACCAATTTTATCTATTGAATGAAATCCTTTATCTAAAACTTCTTGACCTCCTCTATGCAATACAAATCCTTCTCCAATATCATCTATATTAATTGGAGTATCATTTCTATCGTAAACTTCTTTGACAGGTTTAACTTCTTCTTTTGCTATTGTAGGTTTAACTTCTTCAACTACAGGAGTTACTTCTTCTATTGTTTTAGTTTCTGTTTTTTCTGTTGTTGGCTTAACTTCAGTAATTGCTTCAACTGTAGGCTTTTGAGTTTCTGTGGGCTGCTGTACTTCAGGGGCTTGTTTTTCAAGTTTAGTTTCAGTTTTAATAGGTTCTACATTTATTTTAGGTTCTACACCTGCTTCAATACCTGTTGCATCATCTATTTCTTTTGGTTCTACTCCTTTTTTAGCTGCTGTATTTACTTCTTTATTTATACCATCTATTTGCTTTTGAATATCTGATATTTCTTCATCTATTTTATTTTGAACAAATTCAGGTTTGCCTATTTTATCTAATTGTTTTTGTGTTATATCGTCTTGTAGTTTATTTGATTTTTCTATTTTACCTGCAAATGATGCTAAATGTTCATCAGGTACATATCCTTCTACATTAGATGCAGCATTTTTATAATCTGCTATTGATTGTTTTATTTTTTCTCCTGCATCACCATATTGCTCTGATTTTAATTGTATTAGTTCTTCGGGTACATTTTTTAACCAATTCTTAGCTGCTGCTTTTAAATAACCTGCTGCAGGAATTATTCCTCCTATAATTCTAAATCCTAAATCCATTTTACCCCACTCTGCTGTACTTCCCCAAACTCTACCAATAGCATTTGGAAGTGTTTCCTTATATCCTCCTAATGATTCAACACCTATTTTACCTATTTCAGATGCACCACCTAATGCTGCAATTTTTAATACACTTTTACCTGATTTTATTAATGCATTTTTAAATGTATTATCTGCTACTGCAGGTACTGTCTTAGGTAAATTTCCTAATTCACCTGACATTACAAAAGCCATAGCAGCATCAGGTAATGCCGTATATGTAGCAACATCCATTGCTTTTTTTGCAGCATCTACATCACTTAATCCTTGTTGTTTTCCTGCTATATATAATTTTCTTTTTTCATTTGCTAATGCACTATAATATGCTTCAGCTACCATAGCAGTAGTTCCCATTCCACCTGCTACAGCATTTAATGCTAATAATGATATAGGTTTAACTACACCCCCTATTAATTCAGCCCCACTACCCAATATTTTAGATGGTTTAGATGATTCTTCTTCTGTTTGTTCATTCATTTTTTGAACAAACTGATTCGGGTCGCTTATTTTATTTACATCATATGCATCTATAGGTGCTTTAAAACTATTGTAAATTGTTTTACCTAATGTTTCCGCAAACCCTTCACTTCTAAATAATTTTGGTTCTCCACTATTATCTTTATCTACAACTAAATTATCATTAGATAATTGATTATTTAAATCTCTTTCTTTTTGTAAATATTGTTGTGTATTAGGTTTTATTCCTTGATTTAAAAGAGAATTTTTTATTGCAGTTTGTTTATCATCTTCCCTTTTTTGTAATTTTTGTTGTAATTCTCCTTCTTGTTGTGGTTCTGCAACTATTCCAAATTGTCCACCCTTTAATGTTGTTGGTAATTGTAAATTAGTACTTGTTCCTTCTGCTGCTGCTTTTTCTTCTGTTGCTATTTTTCTAACAGGTTGTGTAGATGGTTTTCTAGAAACTTCAGTTGCTTTTGCTTTAGAAACCATTTCTAATGGCGCACTTGTATAGTCTGTTAGTTTTGAAGGTCTTTTAATTTCTTCTGTAGGTATTGTTTTTTGTCTTGAATCACTATATGCTGTTAATCCTCCAACTTGTTCTGTATTTTTTTGTGATGATAAATTTGGATAATATTTAGAATAAAAATCTCCTTTAGATTTTGTATATAATCCTTTATCTGAAACAACTTGAAATAATTTATCTACACTTTCAGGTGTACTATACTTTTGAATAAATTCATCTTTAGACTTAGTATATAATCCTTTACTTGAAACTACATTAAATAATTTATCAATTTCACCTGTTTTAGGTGCTTCTTGATTAACATCTTGAACTTCGGGTTGAACTGATTCTTCTGCCATTATTAGTCTAATTCTCCTGTTTTTGTATTTTTATTGTCTTTTTTTGTAGCTACTTTAGTAGTTGTTTTTGTTTTAGGTTTTTCAGTTACACCTAATACTTCATTTACATTATTTTTAACTACTTCTGCCCTATACTTTTGTGGTGTAGATTTTTCAAATAATCTTTCAGCATATCTTTCTAATGGTATTTCTTGTTTTTGTTTAACATCATCTGATATTTCTCCTGTTGGTGTTCTTTTATAATAAACACCATATATTTTATTATCAGGAGATACAAAGTAATCATCAAAAGAAACTACTTTAGTTATTGTTTGTTTATCTTGTTCTTTTTCCTCTACTTTTATAGTAAATGGAGTTGTTATATCTGAATGTCCTAAATTACCCCATGTTTGAGTTCCTGTTCCTCCTCCTTTTATAGGCAACCTAAATGTTACAGGATTATTTGTAAATGCATTTTCTAAATGAGATTTTAAAGTTCCTGCATTATCATCTATTACATCTTCTTTATGCCTATTTTCTATACTTAATTTATTGACAATTGTAGGAGTTACTTGTTTCTCAATTGGATTAACTTGATGTGGTAAATATTGCTCTGCTAATTTATATCTATAATTTTCTTTTAAAACATCAAGTGCGTGTGGGTCTTGATTAGTAGCAGCTTCTAAATTATGTTGTTGTACATAATCTTGCCATTGTTTATTGAATGCAGCTTCTACTTTTGGATTTCCTGCCATTGAATTTTTAAGTTCTTCTGAAGCTACTCTTATAGGTTCTCCATTATCAGTAACCATTGCAACTTCAGATTTAGGTCTTACTGCTACTTTACCTGATTCGTTTGTATACATTTCAGAATGAGGAGTAACCATAGCATTATATCCTCTAGAATCAATATTACCTGATAAATTTTTAAAATGACTTTCAGATGTTTTTTCTTTAGGTATTTTAGCAAAAAATTCAGGCAATGGTGTAGTATCATTAGTTACACCTGCTAAAACTTTAGGGTCTGCAAATGCACCAAAATAATTTACATTTGGTTTGATTTGATTTAATGGTTTAATTGATATTATATTTCCGTTTTCATCTAAATTTGCGACATTTTGTAAAAAATCTTTTGTTACTCTTCTATCTACTCCTGTTTGGTCTGTATTTGGAAGTACTTTAAAAAAATCTGCTCTTTGTGTTCCTATAGTCCTCAATTGGTCTTTAACATTTCCATTCCATTGAACTAAATCACCTAATTTTCCTTTTAGCATTTGCTCAAATTCCATTGGGTCTAATCTTGTTCCTTTTATTCCTTCGTTATATATATCTGCTAATGTTTTTCTAGTTAAATTATTAACCTGTTCATCAGCAGTTTCGTATTGTTTTGCTTCTGTTTGTTTATTTAGGGCAGCTAAATTATATAATTCATTTTGTCTAGTGCGTTCTTGTTGGGCAGCAGCTATTTTCTGCTTTTGTTCTTGTTGTCTTTCATCTAAAGCAGCTTGTTTTTCTTGCTGTCTTTCTTTAGATTGAATTAAACCTTGAAGTGCTTGCCCCGGACTTGGAAATTGATTTGGCAACACTGTTGCGTAACCTTGAGTATCATCTGCCATTTTATTACTATTTGTATTTTATTATTAACCGCCTATTAATTGTCCAAGTTGTTTGCCTGCGCCTGCAACTTTATTTGCTGCGCCAAAACCTGACTTAAAACTTCCTACATTTCCTAATTGCGCACCTTGTAATGCCATACCTGCTAAGTCACTTCCTGCACCATATATATTACTCATACCTGCTTGTCCTAGTGCTTGTTTAGCTTGTGTATCCATTTGATATTTCTGAAGTTTTGATTGATATACCTGTCTTTCATCTTCAGTCATTTTATTATAAGCATTTTGTAGATTATCTAAAATACCTGCTTTATTTTGTCCTTCTCTAGCTGCTAAATCAACTGATGCTTGGTCTGCAGTACCTTCTGTAGAAGCACCTAATGCAAGTAATTGAGAAGCATCTGTAGCACCTCTTGATGCATTTGCTAATGTATTAGCTTGTGATTGAAGTATTCTATCTGATGCAGATACTGCGCCTGCCATTCTACCTTGATACGCATTTTGTACAGTTCCTAATTGTTGTTTTACTGCATTAGAAGCTGTATATGGGGTATATACGGGATTTATTTTATTGGCTTGTCCAACTTGTTTAATTCCTGAGTATAATTTATACCCTGCTGATGCTGCTCCTAATCCTGCTCCAATGGCTACGAAACTCATGATATTTTATTTTAATCTTTTAATAAATCTTGTTCTTTATATAAAAGCAAATTTTCGTATTTGCTTAATATTTCATCTTCTATTTTCTCTACTAATTTTAACTTTTCATCATCACTAAATTCATTTTCATCACCTGTTATATAAGGCAATGGATGAAATGTAATCCAAGTTGTATCTTCAAGTATAATTAATACTCTTCTAGTTCCTGCTTGTGTTATTCCTGTATATGGTGCTTGTATTTCTTGCCAATTATCTCCATCTATTGCTACTGCTACTGTGCCTTGTGAAACGACAAAAGGATGGTTAGTATTGTGTATTTTAGATGTTATTAGAGAATCTTTAGGCATAAATATTTCTCTTATATACATTCCTTTGGTAAACCTATGTATTAATGGACATTCTACGGGTGGGAAATTATTTACCATTGTCGATTCTAACTCGTCAATTCTATCGTCATTTACCCTATGTATAATGCTATTTACCATTATTTTGTTAATATTTTGGTTTGACCATAACTTTCTGCAAAATCTATATCAATAAATGAAATATACACTAAGTTAGTATATTGTTGGAACTCTACCATAATTAATGGTGTTTTTGATTTAACTATGTCTCCGTAATATAATTTATTAATTGCTGTTCCTGTTGTGTTTGGAGAAAGTCTATCCCTAAATAATGATGAGTACATTACCCCTTCTTGGTTTCTAAAATCTTCATTTATTAAATCTGTTATTTGTTCCCAAGGGTATACACTATAGCATACAGAATAATCAGGTATTACACTTCCTTCTACTGTTATTCCAACTACATCTTTTATTGATGATAATGGTTGGTTAGGGGTAAGGCAATATCTAATAGGATACTGAGTTCCGTAGAATGTATTTAAATTGGTTGTATTTGTTTCGTGAGTATATATTGCACCATTTTTAAAACCAATCATTTGATTTTCAAAATAATCATACCATTCTCCTGCGTATTCAAATACTTCTTTCCATCTATTTTCTATGATATCAAGACATACTGTTTGCGATAATTTAGTATATGGATTGAACCTATTAATAATAGAACTAGCATAATCAGGTGTTACTCCATCATAACTAGGTAGTACGGCTGCAGTATTTGTTGCTATTAATGCAGGTGTTGTTACTTGAAATCTTTTTGTAAATGGATTTATTGCTGTTGGTATATGATGAAACCCATTAAGCGAATCAAGAGTAGCAGAACTTGTATTTGTATAATCTTTAGCATAATTACTAAAGAAATTAACCATTTTAAATGAACTAACAGGGTATAATCCATTTGCACTATATTGAACTATTGCGCCATTATTCAAATCATACCAAAATACATTACCTAAGTATTCTATTACTGTTTCAGGATGAGTTGTACCATACATTCCTTTTAGCACATTCATTGTTCCTATTACGGCAGAATCTTGTGCCAAGAATGCATTTTTTGAAGAACCAATTACCTGAACTTCACCTAAGTAACATGATACAGTTTGGAATGCATCAATAGATAGCATTATTACCCCCTGTTCCTCTGTTTTAGAAGCTAATTGTAACTTTTGTATATTACCTGTACCTAGTGGAACAGTCTTGAAATTTAGGGCTTCAAATGTGCTAAGTCCGTTATTACTTGTACCGGGGGTAAATACATTAGAGTACCTTATTTCATGGTTATTTTGAGTTTGCCCCAATAAAGTAACAAAATTTATAAAACCACCATCTGTAAACCAATTTTGATAAAATAAGTCACTTGGCGACATTGCCTCTACCCAATAATAAGTGCCTATATAAAGTCTTTGAAATGCAAAAATATCTCCTATTAAACTTCCTGTAAGGGTAGAATACTGTCTATTTGAAAGAGTTGGGTTTGTTACAGGATAAATATTACCTACTTCATAATAAGGTTCATTTTCACTTCTTGTATAAGGAGTATAAATTTCATAAGTAAAGTAAGTACCTGATAAACTAGCATTATCAATATTAAATTGATTTGTTAAACTAACCAAAATATAAATTCCATCAGTTCCAACTACAGGTACTTCATATCTTTTACCTCCTGTTGAACGAAGTAATACACACATATCTCCTTCGTTGTATACATAACCTAAACCTGAATTTATTAATGGTGTTGTATCAATAGCTAAATAAATTGCACCTGTTGCAAATGTTGGACTATAATTATAAGTAACTACGCCTGCCGTAATTACTTTAGTAGCATATTTATTGTCATTACTTAAAGAATCTATAAAGTATCTTGTCTTTAAATTTTTTGTTCTAACTATTGAATAATAATATGCCCAAATAGGTATTTCTAATGATGGGTTTGCATTGCTTAATTGCCAATTAACTGTATATGTTTGTGTCAAACCTCCATTATCACATGAAATACTATTATTTGTAGCAGTAGAAATAGCTAACATTTGAATGTCATTTTTAAAATATGACAATTGAATTGACATTACATCTGCAGGGTGTAAACAAAGTTGATTATAAAATGTATCAGCAAATGTATATTGTAACAAAGTTGATGAACCTTGACAACTTGTATAATTTACATATACTATACCATCTTTACCGTTTGTATTTCCTGTTGCATCATTTATATCTGCTTGTTGAATAGTTACATCCCAAAAAGTACAATCTGATGCAGCAGGATATGTTTTTTTATCTGTTGTAAATAAACCATCATTTAATGTAGTTACTCCACATTTTCTCCTTGCTTTGTCATAAAATACAATACCTACTTGATAAGATGATTCAGCTTTAAAAAATCTATGATAAGTACTAGAGTTTGCTAGTATTTGTGATACAGACAAAGAAGTTTTTGTAGGTGTATCATAACCCGATAAGTTATTACCTAAAAATAACCTATTAACTGCTGTTTCTGCCGTTTTTGATAATAATGGAACTGAATCGTATGGTTTTACAGTATCTGCTGCATCAATTGTTTCACCAATTAAATCCCCATAATAATCAAATGTAAGTTTATTTGTTCCTGCGTTATGTGCAATAAAAGGTGCTTCACTTATAAGTTTGTCAAATGTTTTTACAACACTAGCAACACCTGTATCTTGATTTTTAGCAATTAACCTAATAATTCTAGCTGTTTGTGGTATTTTTTCTGCTAATGGCAAATCGCATTGAATATAATTATAATTTTCTGCAGTAACTGTTCCTGAAACTATATAAACTAAATTAAGCATTGATGCACGACTATATTCTCCTAATACAGATATTTCCCCATCAAAGTAAATATACTGCCAAGAAAATTGCCAAGAATGCTTGCTTATAAAGTTATTGGCATAAGTTGATTTATATTTTTTTTCTATTACAGGTGCATATGTAGGAGGTCTGCGAATTACAGTTATCTCATATGAATCTTGTAATGTAGTGTAAGCCCTTGCTTTTGTAACGTAAGAAGGTTGATTTAGTTTTATACCTGAGTCAATATTAATTTTCTTAGGTTCATTTTTATTATCTGTCCAATAAAGTAATCCTTGGTCAACCTTACAGTTTCTATCTATTCTAAAATCTTTATCAAAACCTAATCCTGAATTGTAAGTATCTATTATTTGAGTATCATACAATACCGCATAGATTTGCTTGTCTCTAAAATCATAACAATAAATTCCGTGGTCGTTTGAGGTATTATAAATAAACCATATTAGTCTTTGCCCTTCAATATCTATGCAACTACCAATACATTTATTTGTTCCATAAGGAGGATATTTATTATTAGTAAGGGCAGTTGTTCCGGGGATGTTTTCTATTCTTAATGACTTACCATATTCACTAAAACCAATTCTGCCATTCATTAAATTCAAATAATCGCCTTCAGCTAATAACTCTAAGTTATCGTCTGAGTTCATCCCTGCTAACCTTACCTGTTTTTGAGTTACCATTTGTTCTTATATTAATTTTTAGGAGAAGCAATAGAGGTACGTTGAATAATTCGTTTAAGTGTAGGTAATGTAAGGTCTGATTTTCTAGCCCTCATTATTTGTCTTTGTTGAATGTATTCTTGTTTTGCTCTAGCCCTTTCACCTTCATTATAAGTTCTATTATTTTCTTTATGCATCCAATTGCAATATGTTTGAATAGTCATTTGTGCATACGGGTCAATCATTGTTGCACTTCCACTATCACTACCATCTGACATATATTGTAAGTAGATATAATCAATTCCACCCATTTTCTCATTAAGTTGTATTTGATTTCTTTCTTTTACTACTATAAATGTATCTGCATATCCACTTCTAGAACCATATGAACGACCTAAATTTTCACCATAAGCATTATATCTTACCGTATACCATTGTGAATAAGGGAATGCCCCATAATAAAGCAAACTTTGATTTTGAGTATCTGTTTGGTTATCAGAAGTCCATTTAACTTGTTCTAAGTCTGTATTATAATTATTTAATACATTTAATCTTCTACTTTCTACTAAAGGTCTAATACCTTGATTTGACATAACACCTACCATTACATAATCTTGATAATCATTAGGCAATTCAATTGCATTAAACGCATCTATGGGAAGTAATTTTGTATTAAATATTTTTAAATCATCCATTGTAAGTTCTTGCAAGCATTCTCTTGCATATATTAAAAACTGAACGTATTGATGTAAAGGGTAACCTTTTTTCATCAATGCTGTTCTTACTATTGAATCTAACGATGTAGCTGTCATTTTATTATTTTTGTAAATTTACAGGATAGTTGCTAACAGTTGCAGGTTCAGGTTGAATTGGCGCAAACATCTTATATAAATCATCTAATAATTGTTGTTCCATATCAGATGGTAATGGCAATATATCGGTTTCACTATATTTAGACATATCAAATACCATTAAGTCCATATTTACTGTATCCATTTTCAATAAAGTAATGTCTTGCGAAAATGTTACATTTCTGCCTGCTATTTCATAGCATATTTGTCCTAATAAAGTATTTGCTAAAAACTCTTGTCCTAAAAGATTTATTTGTCCTTTTTGAAGAGGAATAAAACTATAACCATTACCATCATTAATATCATAAACACCCATATTTCTAGGTAATGATATTGGCATAACAGGCAAAGTACAAATAGACTTATTACCTGCTGCGGTAACTGCTATACTTGTGTAAGTTGCTAATGATGCGCCTTCAGGAATTGTTTCACCCGTTGGAAGTGTTTCTTGAAAGTGCTTTAACTTAAACTTTGAATTAATCCATTGTTCTATTGCTTTCCAAACATCTTGCTTTTGGACAGCCATAGATACTTCAGGAAAACTGCCATCTAATTTAAATAACAGTTGGTCGGATAATAATCTCTTAGTTATATTTGGCATTATACTGTTTGTTGAGTTTGTGATTCTGCAAATGCTACGATACTTTGTTCATCCATGTTTACACCTAAGAACTTTAATGCCCTAGCCATAATATTATTAATATAAGCATCTAAAAATTCTATTTGTTGGCTTCCTGTTGGATTTGTTATAGCATTATATTGTGTTGGATTATATACTAATGTTCTACTGCCCGGTGCTTGCGGAACATACCCTAAAATTGGTACTGCAGGTCTGCGCATATAAGTATAAAATCCTATTTGTGTTACTTGTGGATATATTTGAAAACCATTAGGTGTATCTAAAGCAACAGGACTATTTATATTAACGGGTCTTAATTGATTTGTAAGCGCATCAGGTAATTCGTCTTCGCTTATAAATCTTAATGGGCAAATTGTACTTCCTGAAACTGTAAAAACACCACCTAATAAATGTTGATAATCATTAGGTTGTGTAACTATACCATTAGATGCAGATGTAAATTGCAATCTAACTTTAAATGGAGAAAGGCTATCGTGTACCTGTTGGTTAATACCATAAATTTTAAAATACCCTTCATATAATTCCATTTGCGCACTATCTAGGGCAGTAGATGCTTCTTCAGGAGAGATAAAAGCACCTCTTTCCTTCCTAACCATATAATTTAAAAAATTATAAATAGTATTTATATTCCATCCCATATCTTAGATTTTACCTATTTGTTTGTCGAAAAATAGTATTTCTTTGTTTTCTTTAGCTATTTCATATTTAGATAACAAATCACCATAATCACCAACTGATTTTCTTTGAATTTCAATAAATTGCAATAAGAATTGCCCAACAATACAATCATCTTCTTCTGCCATGTCATAAAACTCTTTGTAGTGTTCTAACAAATCATATTCGGTTTCATAGGCAATATCTAATGCATCACCAATACAAGTAACCTTATCTGCACAAGCATCAACCTTTGGCATACTTGCTACATCCCCCATATCATTGATAAATTCAACAATAATTTGATAATGCTTTAATTCATCAGCACTTTCATTTAAGAAAAATGCTTGAGTACCAAATAGTCCTAATCTTTGAAGTTGATTAGCTAAATGCTTATACAAATTTGATGCGTATAATTCGCTTTCTATTGATTTTTGCAACCACTTTTTCATGTTTGCATTTAATAATAATTTTACTGCCATAATATTAATTTTTAATTCCAAGTACCTAGAACTCTATCTTCTCTAAGTAAAAAGTATTGTTTATTATTGAATTCATATTTTTCTACAAATCTTGGGTCAAACCCTACCGTATCTCCTTGCTTAATCCCCATTCTTTCGCCACCTGAATAAACCATAGCCCTATCTGAAAGCCTTGCCTGAACTGAAGTATCAGGTATTTTAATACCCATTGCAGTCAATGTTTCTTTAGGAACATCTATGTCTATGGGAGTTAAAATTACTCTGTCTCCAAGTGAAACAAGTTTACCATCCACTATCTTAGCAAATAAAAATTGGTTGTCACATCTCCAATAGTGTTCAGAATTATAATCTATTAAATTTTCAAACTTAAATCTTTGTACACTACCAAATTTATACTGAGACTTCCATCTTTCCATTTCTGATTCTGTTCCCTCAAAGCCATGAACAAAGTTTCCATTTTCATCGATGTAAGAACAAACCCATTTTTTGGTTATAATTCCCGGTACTGCTATAATATTAATCCTAGCACCCCTGCCATCAATAAACTGCTGCATATAATTGCTTTCAATTGATGGATTAAACATATCTACATCAGTATCAAAACTTCTGTCATTTACAATAAAATAAGAAAAACAAACCTCGTCTCCTTTTTTTATTTCACCCAAGTATGGGCTATTTTTTGGTAATGACTCTATAACACCTTGTACGGTTACATTCCATTCGATGTTAAAGTTTCCTGCAAGTTCTAGTTTAAATCCGCTTTCGGTTTCAATCACAGTTTTAACAGGTTCTTTTAGTTTTAAAAGAACACTATTTACTGCTTTTATATTGGTATTAGTCATATTAACCACGAATTTATTAAATATTTCGGACAATTAACAAAATAAAAAAGCAGCCTGTTAGGGCTGCAATTTAGTAAGTAACTTGTTACGGGGGGAAATTACTTACTTCCAACTAATACATTTTTTGCAAATTGTGCTTGTTTTTGGGCTTTATCGCCATATGAACCTGCTAATGCTGCTTGAATTTTTTCTTTAGGTATTTTTTTGTCTGCGGCAACTCCAAGTGACTCATGTAAGCCACCTTTATGAAATTTTATTGAAGGTTTTCCTTGTTGCGGAGGTAAAGTTTCCATTGCCATAACTAAAAATTTATACCCAATATTAAGAAAATTATCTTAAACTAAGAAATAATTCCATCAACCATCTCTACAAGCATCAACTTCATATCTACTCCATCTTGAGTAATAATGTTACCAATGTTAGCAGGGAATAAAATTTTATCTCCTACTTCTACCTTAGTAACTTCATCACTTTTGTACCTTACAATTCCTTTTGCATATATTTTAGCAACTGTATCAGGGATAATTAATCCGCTTTCAGTTTGCTTTTCTAATGGCAATTCTTCAACTAAAATTCTTTGTCCTAAAGGTTTAAACGAACTCATATTGTGTGTTTTTGGGTGATAAAGATATGATTTTTTATTATATTCTTATTTTTTCCAATTTTCAGGTATTTCAGTATCCCATCCTTTTCCATTCATAGGGTTATCATAAATTCTAATATCATCAGAATAATAATGGTTAATTCTTCCACCTTTTATACGGACTATCCAAACACTATTTGTATTTAACCCATAGTCAACTAATAAATAAGCTTCTCCTTCACCATGTGGTGTATGAACTGCTAATGGGGTTTTAAATTCGTGTATCATATTAAAATAATGAAATTTGTTGTTTGTATGGATTTAGTCTTTGTTCTGCTATTTTACAATATTCAATACTCATTTCGCTTCCAATATAATTTCTATTAGTTCGTAAAGAAATTTCTGCAGTACTACCTGTTCCCATAAATGGGTCGTAAACTATGCCACCAATAGGACAACCTGCTAATATTGGTTTCTCTAATAATTTATCATTGTATGCAGCATAATGTTCATTTGAAGATGGTTTTGTTGGTATATCCCAAAAATCAGATACAGAACCAGGATTTTTGCCTTTTTTATTTTCAAAAATACCACTAGGAGTACCAATTTTATCTCTATCTGCATCTAATTTATTGCCACTAAATTCATATTTATATCTTTCTAAAGAAGCAGCATTATGTTTATCTCTTATAGCATCTAAATCAAAAAAATACTTTTCAGATTTAACTATTAAAAAGAAATACTCGTGTTTCTTGCTAAATCTATCTTTTGTACTTTCGGGCATCCCATTACGTTTTGCCCAAATTATATCGTTTCTTATTATCCAACCTCTATCTATACAACCAATAGCAAAACGGTGTGGTATAAGCAAAAGACACTTATTTAAAGGTTTTTTAATTCCACTTTCAAATTTTGTTCCTTTTATACTTGCTTTTTCTTCTGTATGTTTACTTGTATTCCCCCCTTGTCCACTAATACCACCACCATAAGTATCTCCCAAGTTAATCCAAACCGTACCATCGTTTTTCAACACTCGCCAAATTTCATCCATCATTTCCCAAAGGTGTTCAAGATATTCTTGAAATGTTGGTTCTAATCCCCATTGTCCATCGTAGCCATAATCTCTTAATTGCCAATAAGGTGGTGATGTAATAACGCAATCTAAATAATTATTAGGCATACGTTTAAGTGTATCTAAGCAAGGTTCTTGATATATTTTATTTAATTCCATAAAAACATTTTTTGTTTATCCTAAAAAGGCAATCCAAGATTATCATCATCAGAAATATTTTTTTCTACTTGCTGAGTTTTATTGCTTGATAAAAGCTGCAAAGAAGCTACTGTAAGGTGTAACTGTGGTATTGCAACTCCTTCTTTGTTAGTGTATATTTTACTTTCAGGCTTTCCTTCAATATACACTAAACAACCCTTTGTAAGGTAAGGAATCAAACCTGTTTTATCAGTCCAATAACTAATAGATACCCATGTTGTTTTTTCTTTTGGATTGTTTTGGGCATCTTTCCATTTTTCTGAAACAGCTACGTTAGCATTAATTACTTTTTTGCCATTAACATCGTTAACGATAGCATCATTTCCTAGATTTCCGATTAATTGTAGTTTTAAGAAACTCATTTTGTTTTGTTTTTATTTGTTATTTAAATTTAAAGTACTAAGTCTTTCGTTTTCTATTTTTAATTGTATCAATTCTTTTTGCATCTCTAATTCTTCTTTTACCAATTTTTGGTAAAGTTCAATTAAGTCTTTACTCAAATGATAATCAAATTGCTTCATGTGTAGCATAAACTTTTCTAGTGATGTCATTAGAATGGTGTTTCATCGGTTAATTCTTGCTGTTGTGGATTTTGCAATATGCCATTATTTTCTTGAAATAATATTCTTTTTGCTCTTTCAGGGTCGCAATAAGTATGGTCAAACATATCTGAATACCTTTTTGTACTCCAATTTAACTTGATATCAAACTGCCCTAATTTACCACCTGTTCTTCTTCTTTTTAATTTTTGAATATAAACCTGAACATTAGGGTCGTTTTTATCTAAATGAAAATTAGGTCGGTAATATGAAATTATTTGGTCAGATTTATTGCCTGTCATAGCACCACCTGCAATATCGTACATATCTACGACAGGTAATGATTTATCATTATTATAATTTGGATTTTTAGGGTGCATAACAATATTGTACGAAACAGCATTAAGTAACGCAAATCTTTTTATATCCTTCAGCACATTTCCAATATATTGGTCATCCCTTTCGTAAGGTTTTTGTGTTTTATCCAATTGATTAAATGGGTCAATCATTACTCCATCGCAACCCTTTTTTAATATTAAATATCTAAATTTTTCATGTATAGATTCAATATCATGTTCGTTTTCAGGATACACATAAAAAATATGGTCATTAACAAATCCACAGGCTTCTACATATTCTTTTTCATCCATTTTATCTAACCATTTTCCTGCATACATTTCAACCAAATCATCATAAAAATCATTTGCAGGATAATTTTCAGGACTAAAAATAGCCCATTTCCAACCATCATAAATACTTTTGGTAAGCATCATTTGTAACCAAAATGTAGTTTTACCATGATTTCCATATCCAATAACTACGTTAATGTCACCTTTCTTCCATCTAAAATATTCATCAAAATCACCAAATCTTGTTGTTGGAGATAATTTAACACCATTTCTAAAATTCTCTAACATAGTAGGAAATATATCGCCTAAATATGTAATCCCATCTACAGGTAGCGCATCAGACTCATTTACAAGCGAAATAAGGGCATCTTTTCCAAAGACAAGTAAAACCTCATTTAAATCCTTACAAGCCCGTTTTGAGCCATCTATGTTCGAAATAACGGCATCTGAAGGATAATGTAGTATCCTGCACTTCTCAACTCCTAATCTTCTTACCAATTCATCCCTTAAAGAAATACCTGCTTCATCACCATCTGTTGCTATTACAAATTCATCAATAGAACTTAACCAATCAGAACAATTATCAAGGTATTCTAACTTCTGACTTCCCATACTTGCGCCATTTGGAACTGATAATACTGCCCATCTACCCAAATCATGTTCAACCACAACTCCATCTTTGTCTGCTACTGTTTCATAATTCTTACCAAATCCTGCTTCATAAGCTGCTAAGGCATCCCATTCTCCTTCCGTAATTATTGCACAATGTTTTCCATCTAATGTTTGCATACCAAAAAAAGTCATTTCAGCATCTTTACATAATCTGAAATTTTTTGCGCCATCCCTAAACTTTGCATTAATTAATTCACCACTACGAATATATGGAAATACAATACATCTTTCTTTCTTCTGAGTCTGTGGCATCCATTCTTCTTTTGCATGAATCATAAATCGTTTTAAAGTCTCTTCAGATATTCCTCTTGCTTTTGAATATGCTACAACTTTTTCGTTTAGACTTATGCTTTTTAGCATTGATTGGTCAGGCTTCTCAAACTTCTTCTTCATTTCTTTTTGCTGAAATTGCTTGACACTACCCTTCCAACTACAGTGATGGCAATTATAAGTTCCTTCTGTAATATTTACCGACAATGAAGTATCTTTTTTATTTCTTCTACTTTCAGAACATTGTGGGCAAGTAGTTTTCTCTTGTCCACTTCTTCTCCTTAATTTAATTCCTAAATCACTTAATTGGTCGTAGTACATATTTTAATTTTAATTTATAAGTCCTTTAGTAATATCGCTTGGTTTGATTCTACCATCTTCAAATAATGCCTTTTGGTCTTTTCCTAGTTCTTGAAAACTTCCATCTTCAAAATAAACCCTATCATTTTCAAAATTAATTCCCTTTTTTATATTGTTATATCCTGTTATATCCTTTCCTCTGTTAAAGCCCCCTGAAGCCCCCCTATTTTTTTCTTTTTTAATAGCAGCACCTTCTTTACCTTTATCAGAGAAAAACTTACGTTCTTCTTTATGCTTTAAAAGCCTGTTACTAAAGTAGTTACCATCTTTTTCGTGTAATAATTCAACCCTAATACAACATTGAATTATTTCAATTAATCTAGTTTTAGCCACCCTAAAGCCATGCGAAAGCCCCCCTAGTAATGATGCTTTAATACATCCATTCTCATTTTCAGCCATAGTTTCTATAATCATCCAATAAATACCGTATGATTCAGCACCATATTCTGACATTAATTCTAATATTTTTTCATCGTTTCTAGCATTATAATCATGCCGAAACCAAAAACTATCTTTAGCCATTATTTTAAGTTAATTTTTCAAAATAAAATATAATAGGAATATCTAATTCTTTAATTAATCCAAATCTCTTAGCAATATTATATTCCGTTGAATAATCATTAAGTCTTTTAATTCTATCTAAAACTCTTTCTCTAAAATCTTCTAAGTCTAAATCTGATTTAGAAGAATTACAAGAACCGCAACAAGCAATTAAATTATTTTCATTATCACTACCTTTTTCTTTGTTATAATTACTATGGTATTGACTATTACTGCCACGTCTTTTTGGAATAATATGGTCTATTTGAAAATTTCCGTTATGTAATTCGCATCCACAATATGCACAACATCCATTTGTTTTATTATAAAGTTTGATTTTTAATGCAACTTTATCTTTTGATGTTATACTCATTTGATATTAATTAACTAATTAGTAAAATTTGTTTTCAATAATTCATTTATTCTTTGTAATTCAGAATCTATAAAATTATTCTTACCTTTCATTTTTCTAGATAATTCAGATTCAGGAATCTTGGCATTTAATGATAACCATCTTTGTGTTCTACCATCTAATGCAGTTTTAATTTCTTCAGGAAGGTTTTTTTCTTTTTTCATTTTTTAATTTTTGTGTGTCGCAAACATAAATACAAATAAATTAATAAACAAATTTATTTATTTATTAAAAAAAGTTGTGGATTAAGAATGTTTTTTCTTATCTTTGTGGAACAATGAATGTGAACAGAGATAACATATATTTATTGCTAAAGTTACTTGGATATATGGAGGTTAATAGTAATGGAATTATTACTCATTGGAAGTGGGATTACCAATTAAACAAGCCAATAAAAATAAAAAATAAATAGTGTCAATAAAAAATGAATATATAGTTAAATCAATTGATACCTTTCAATGTAAAGAATGGATTTTAAAAAAACATTATGCAAAACGTATGCCACCCATTGAATATTCATTTGGATTATTTATTGATAATAAATTAAATGGTGTTTGTACTATAGGAACTCCTGTAAGTAATACATTGAGAAATTTATGGGATAATAAATACAAATTAATGGAATTAAATAGGCTTGTAGTAAATGATGGTTTAAAAGAAAATAGTTTATCTTTTTTTGTTTCACAATGTTTTAAGCAAATAAAAAAAACTTTAGTTATTGTAAGTTATGCAGATACTTCACATAATCATCATGGATATATATACCAAGCTACTAATTGGGTTTATACAGGGCTTTCTGTTCCATTTAAAGATTATTATGTAAAAGGTAT